TCCGGCATGACGGCATTGAACGCAGCCTCCGGCGTGACAGCGGCTGTCTCCTGCGGAAGCTCGATACCACGGGCAATCGCGCCGACACTTCGCGAATAGTTGGGGTCAGTGGCATAGCCGGATGCCTGAAGCGCTTCGAGCTGCGCATCGAGCCCCTGCGCGCTTCGAAGCCCCTCATACCGGGGGTTGTCCAGGAGGAAGTCGCCATAGCCGCGAACGCTGTCGGCCGGGCTGTCATAGGCGCGGAAGCTGTCGCGAACCCGCACCGTTTTGCCGTCGACAACCTCGTTCGTCATCATGCTGTTGCCGCCGCTTTTGCCGTGGCTTTTGATGCCGAAGTAGTTGTTGCCGGGGGCGCTCTTGCCCCATCCGGTTTCCTGCGCGGCCTGCGCCACGATGATGCGCGGGTCTACGCCCGTGCGCTTGCTCTCCTCGATCGCGGCGGGAAGCAGCGATTGAACGAAGGTTTCCTTGTCGCCGGAAATTCGCGCCGATGAAGAGGCACCAGGCGTAGTCGAAGCCAGCTCATCGGCCGCACCGGTCATCGGGACCTGGCCGCCTGGCATCTGGTCCGGCGAAACTCCGCCCGTGATCCCGGAGAAGATCTTGCTGAAGGTGCTGTTGCCGCTCTCCCGGCCGGCTGCCTCCGCCTTATTCAGCCGGCTCTGCTCGATGCCAGCCGCGATGCCGCCCATGAGTGCGCCGACGCCTTGCCCCCAGTTTTGGGGCGTGCGCTGCCCCACGAGCAGTTGTTCGATCATCTCGCGTTTACGCTTGAGGCTTTCGGGCGTCTCACCCGTATTGCCGCCGAAGATAAATCCGACCATCACTTGCCCCCGAGCGCTTTTTCGTAGTTGACGTATCGGATGCCGTTCCGGCGCTTGATGGCGCTCGGAACTTCCTTCTCCACTTCCGAAGCCATCAGGCCGACGTGCCTCGGCGTGCCGGCCGGCTCGTCCTTGTAGTTGAAGGACCAGACGCCCATTTTGCCCTTCACGTCGCCATGCCGGGTCTTGTTCTTCTTGGTGCGGTCATCCGACTTGGTGAAGATCGAGGCGAGGCCGCCGAGCAACCCGCCAATGTTGCTCTGGTTGGCGTTGTAAGCCGCCATCTGCTGATTGTGGTTGTTGGCGACAATCCCGGCGTAATCCACCGTCGGCATGGTCTGCCCCTGGATGTTCATGAACTGCGGATTGGAAACCTGCGATCCCGATAGCAGGGCGGAAATCTCGTTGATCGGCTGGTTCCGCTGAGCATACGCCTCCTGCAATTGAAGCTGGCGCTGCTGGTTCATGGCGTTGGTCTTCGCCATCTGAGAGTTGAAGCCCTGGTCCTGAAGCGCGTTGTTGGCAGCCGTGGCCGTGTTCTGGTTTCCGTACATCTGCTGCTTCGCGGAGTTGCCGAACTCGGCACCAGCAAGCCCCTGCGCGAACTTCTGCTGCTGCGCCTGGTTTGAGAACTCCGCGTTCGACAGGTTCTGCCCGTACTGCTGCTGCTGGGCCGAATTGCCGAACTGAGCACCAGCAAGCCCTTGGCTGAACCGCTGCTGCTGCGCGTCATTCGCGAACTGCGATCCCGTGAGGTTCTGCCCGAACTGCTGCTGTTGCGCGGAGTTCTTGAACGTCGCTGCATCGCGCGCGAGGTTTGCGAGACGCGACTGCTCCTGACCGGCATTGAGGATCGCACCATAGCGGGCGTCAGAGGCCGAGCGGTTGGCTTCGTCGACTGCGCGGTTGTACGCCTCCGACCCGGGCTGGAGCCCCTGATTTGCCAGCCGCTGTTCCAGCGCTGCGCGATCCTGCTGCAGCTGCGGGTTCATCCGCGCCATAAGGGCGTCTTCGACCTTCTGCCGGTCCCCGGAGAAGTCGGTGATGTAGTCCGTCTGGATCTTGCCGGCGTCGGCGATCTGGCTGCCGACGGAGCCGTAGTCGCCAAGCTGCGTCTGGATTTTGCCGGCGCCCGCCACGTTCGACTGTATCGCGCCGGCGTCCTTCAGGCTCGTTTGCAGGTCCGGCCCGTTCTGGAACTTCGTGTAGTTCGGATTGGCGATCTTCGACGGATCGCCCCACGCCGGTAGCCCTCCCGTATTAACGGGGCTGGACAGCAGGTCGTTGAGCCGTCCCGACTGCGTGTTGGCGAGCTTGGACAGGTTCAGCGAAGCCGCGTCGTTCTGCGTCTTGATAGCTTTCTGAGCGTCGGAAAGAGATTGCGTCGCCGTCCACGTCGGAAGGTCGTAGACTTTCCCGCTCAGGGGGTCCGTCATCTTGTACGTCCCGGTCTGCGAGTAAGTCAGACTTCCATCGGGCGTGACCTGGTTGACGTTGCCCATAAAAGAGTTCGCGATTGCGGTGTTGACGTTCGTCGCGGTCTGGGCCGACGCGGTCTTCTCCGGATCTGGCGGCTTCGGTGCACTCTTGCCCATCAAGCGTTCCTTTCGTTTGCACGGTGCGCTTTCCATGCGTCATCGGTCAGGGTGAATATGATCTCCGCCTCGTCGCGACCGCGCAGGCGTTCAATTCTGGTTTCGGAAAAGCCGAAGCGGCGGGCAATGCGCACCATGCCGCTGTTGTGTTCGGACACCCGCAGAACGACGAGCTGGCATCGGCACTCGCCAAAGCAAAACCCGAACATGGCGTTGAGCATTTGTCGCGTGAGCCACCGTTTGCTGTCAGATGCCGAAGACATCTCGATCACCCCTTCCTCGGGGTGCCAGTTGTGGAACACGACCGCGGCCACCAGCTGACCCTGTTCAAGAAGCCCAATCGTGGCACACGGCCCGAAGCCCCTCTCGGCGCCGATCCGCACGGCGACGAACTGCTCGAGTGCTGCATTGATGTCCGGCGCTCTCGGGCCGCCCCAGACCAGCGTCACGCGCTCGCCTCTCCGGAGGTGACCTGCAAGGTTCCGAGGTCAACGTCGATGTCGAGACGCGCGACGCCGCCCGACACGATGACGCAGCCGAGGGCGAGCGTGTCACCCGTAGCCCGGACGTTCTGGCGGAAGTCGAACTTCTTCCTGGTCGACAGGCCGTTCCACACCGCCACATCCCAGAGGCCGACGTCCCATTCGCTGGACGTGGCGTCACCAACCGACACTGTGGAAAAGGATGGCTCCGACACATCCATGTCCGCGCGCGCGAAGAGCTTCACGGCCGGCTTCGTCTTGCCGCGGAAATACATGTGCGCCAAATGGGCGATGGTTCGCTGGCCGAAGCTACCTGCCGGCGTGAACTGGGAGAGATACACCGCGGCAAAGGGGCTCCCGTCGTCCGTCCCGGAAACGTCGCCCTGCCAGCAGAAGCCGCCATAGGAGCCGAAGAACAAGCTGCCCTGCAGCGTCTCGAAGCAGGTGGCCTTCCAGTTGCTGACGGTCGACCACTTGCCGGTCAGAACATTGAGGACGAACGAGACGTCCGAGACGACCGCGTTTGACGGGAAGGATACGAACACAAGGTTCTGCTCCGGCCATTGCTTCAGCGTCCAGCCCGAGCCAGTCGCATTCGCGGCAAGCTTCCAGAGGTCCTCGATCGGGCGCGATACGGAGACCAGACTGAGGGCTTGACGGTCGCGCGTGAAGACCTGCGAGATCGGCATCAGCCCGTCAACAGTGGCGATTAGAACATCGCCGCCAGCGCGGATCCAACAGTTCTTTCCGAGCGGCTTGCCGATCTGGTACACGCCCTTCAGCGCGAAGGACGACGCACTGGACGGATCGTCGCCGGCGTAAACTGCGACCTCGCCTTCGGTGGATACGAAGACGCACATGTCGTTGAGGCCGTCGCCGCTTTCGAGCGACCAGGAGAAGCCGGTAATCAGGCTGCCGCCCTTCTTCATCACCCCACCAAGCGGGAAGACGTTCGCCGCTCCGCCAACGGCATTGACCGCCAGGTAGTAGGCGTCAAGCGTCCCATTCTTGGTGAAGAACTCGCGGTTCTTGAAGAGCCACCCGCAATTGAGCTGCGCCGCGACCGTGCCGTCGGTGAAGGTAATGGCCGGCGTCGTCGTCCAGGTGGTGCCGTTGAAGAGCCGGCGGTCATTCGCGCCATTTACGCACACGAGATAAGCGGCGCCGGCGTTCGCGTGCATGAAGGTGCACCAGTCGCCACCGGTCAAGCTGCCGACGGCTGCGACGGTTGTTGCCGGGGGTGGCGCCGGGGATGTCATGTCAAAGATGCCGGCCGCTGTTGCCATGAACATCCGCTCATTCGGGCCATACTTGTATTTGAAGGCGCTCATGATGTTGCCGCCGCCGGCTGCCAGCCCCTTCTTGATTGAGCCGCCGCGGATACGGCACCCGGTCAAAGTCTGGAAGAAGTTCCGGAGCACGGAGGCCGAACCTTTCGCAGCGGAGGCCATGTCCGTCGAGGTCACGAGGCCGCCAGTCGGCGAAGGAAACGTGATAGGCTGAGAAGGCATGGACGCCGGCGGGGCGCCGCGACCGCCGCGGCCCGGAATGCGGCCCGGACGAACAGAAATCATGCTGCCCCCCTGTCGGCGGTAGCCTCCTGCAGGAGATCCGCCTCGAACTCGGCAAGGTCGTCCTCGTACGAGAGGCCCTTCTGCCTTTTCCACCGCCACATGATGCCCTTCATCAGCAGCCGTTCGGGGAATGCGGTCTTGTCATCGTCCGAAGCGAAGTCATCGCGCTCGGCGTACGGATCGCCGATGACCCAGTTTTTGGAGACGTACTCGACGGTCGCGCCGACGGCGGCCTGAACGGGCGCGAAAAGCACCTTCTTGCCGCGCACGAAAAAGAACGGCTGCACCGACGCGCTCGCTTCGATCACGACCCATTGCGAGGCTACCGTTACCAGCCGGACGAAGTTACCGGCTGCGGTGCGGATTGCGCCTCCTGCGACGAACCGCTGAAAGTCAGGCGGCAGGGAATATGGCGTACCAACCACCGATGCCGTCTTCAGCATCGATTGCCAGTCGGCCCGCCGCGCGATCTCGTCGCCGGCTTCCTTCGCCAGCGCCACCATTGTCTGAGCATTCGCGTCGTCCGAACCGTAGACGCTTTCGAACTGATCGAGGACGACGACGTCGCATACCTGGTTAATGACCGTGATAAGCGTCATGGCGTCGGCCCTCCGATGGAGATGCGGCTATTGCCCCATCGCTGGCGCCAGTCGAGTTGCGCCAGACCAGCCATCGCCTGAACGCGCATCCCCTGCGCGGCAGCAACCTTGTCAGGCGCCCGCTCCCAGATCGCAACCTCCTCAACCACGCTGTAGAGGTAGACGTCAGGCGCTTTCGTCAGCAGCCAATTCGTCGGGTTGTCGCGGGTCAGAGGCGGTATTGCACCGTAGTAGACGAGCGAAAGATTGCCGCTCCATTTCGGCCGCGCAAACAGCGTGTTGCCAACGATCGCGTAGCCGAGCGGCTGACCACCGCCGGTGCCGTAGCGCGCCGACAGCGTCGACAAGGCGATTGAGCGAAGAGACTGGTTCGGCGCGAGCAGAACTTCGCGCACCTCAAGGAAATTGTCAGGAAGCGTACCGTCACCGTTGGTCAGGGCGAGATCCGCCTGCACTTCCATCTCTCCTAGACGCAGTGCCCGGTTCAGCTTGGCCTCGGCGAAACGGAGGAAGCGGTCGAAGTGCTGCGCGATATCCGAGCGGGCGGAATATTCGCCGGCATCCACGAGCAGAGAAGCATAATCCTGGCTCATACCCGCCCCTCTTTCGTGCGCCAGGCGCGGTTGTCGCT